AACGGTAGACTCATACACGACCTATTGAGTTATTTGGAATAATTTTATCATAATTAAACCGCTGTGCCAGTAGAATTTACCCATTTACTACCGTTCCACCATACAGGATACCCTAAAGTTGTATCAAAGTAAAACTGTCCAATTTGTTGATTAGCAGTGGGTCTTTGCGTTGTTGTTCCGTAATCGGGTGTAGCTGTGGCTTGGGTATAATTATTAAGCTGGTTAAAGTACAAACGCAATTGGTTTAATACACGATTTTCAAAATCGGCATTATAGATTTGTGGAGCGTTTTGTAAATTTGGTGGCGCTGGGTTTAACGGTGTACCGTTATAGTTAAGATAAGTTGGGATTGTCATAGGTTACCTTCTGCCATCAGGTCTGACATCGTAACGTGGAATACCAATTTGCCAAGCTACACCTACTCCTGTTGATTCAATCCGAATAGCCATCTGACGACCACGAACCCGTGTATAGACCTGACCTGTAAATTGGTTGACTGTGTACGCTGGAATATTAGTAAAGTTTTGTGGACTTTGAACTTGTGGATTATCAACGGATGTATTGTAGGCGCTACCTGAGTTTTGGCGTGGCTGCAATTGCATCGTAATAGTTGGTTGGTTACCCGTTGAGTTATTAAAGTTTACGTCAGGCAACATACGCCATACAAACCCAAAATGCTGCCCAGAATCTTGTGGAGATATTTCAAAGTCTGAAGACTGGATATAAGCATTAATTGGTAAAGTAACTGAAGTAGACAGATCATCATTGCCAAATTCATGGTTAAGAAGTCGGTTATTATAGTCAGCAGCGATAGGATAAGGCTGAGTACCCGTCTGCAGCCAAGCAGTTCTTGCCATAGTGCCGTAATACCAGCAATTATCTAAATAGTTATATATTACATATTTATCTATTGAAGTATTTGGGTTAGCACGAGTTCCTCCATTTCCACTCATAGAACAATAGAACCACCAAATTTCGTTAAAGCCTTCATTGGTACCAGTAAATACTTGGTAAGATTGATCTTGATTAATGTCTTCAAAAATGTATTGTTTTAATGAGCATGGTAATGTTTTTACTGATCCGTCATACATATAAAATCGGTCACGACCCATCCAATAAGTAATATTATTTACTGTAATCATGGCATTGGGGGACATAACAGAAATGTTATCCATCAAAATTTGGAAACCCCATACATAAGGAGCGCCAATATACTGCATAGAATAAATGGCGGAATCAGTCCAAATTAAAATCTCTTGACGGGTTGCACGAGCACCCATAATGAATGAACCATTGGAAAGTGTATATTCACCTGATTGATTGGTTAATTGCGGAACCCATTGATAGGCATTGGCTTGGTCTGACCAACGAACTAACAACGGATTAAATGCAGAGTTGCTAACAAGTTCACCATTTAATATGCTAGTCGGAGCGCCAGGAGTATAAGGATTAGCACCAAAACAAATAATAAATTCCTGAACTTCAGACGAAATAACTTGGTAAGTCTGAGTAGGTATATAGCCACCAGAATAAGAAAAACTATAGCTACCTGAGCTATTTAAAGTAGTGGTTTTAGTAATGGGTACAGTAGTTGCGCCTGTTATATAGTTTGCAGCTACTTGTGTCCCTGCAGGAATACCTGTTCCTGTAATCACCATAAACGGATAAATGTAAGGTGCATTAGTTGAAGTTACGGTAATTGACGTTGCGCCAGAACTAAATGTAGAAGAATCAGTAAACTGGGTAGTTGTATTAGCAAGGGTTATTAAATATTGAGCACGAGTACTTACTGTACCGCTATCTTGCCAATAAAATACTGGCCCCCCACGAGGAGCAATAACAAGGTCGGCACCAAAATTATCATTAGTCCAAAGACGAAGCTGCTGACCGATACCAGACGAATATGCTGTACCCCAACCACGAGAACCACTTTGTTCTGTAACAATTACAGAAGACCCACCGCCAGACGTAGTTGCTGTAGCAGTAGAAGAACTTGGTAGCGTAATGTTATATGTATTAGTAGTTACACCAGAAATAACAAAAGTTGAGTTTAAAGTGCTAGTTAAAATACCAGCAAACCCAGTAGCCCCTATAAAAGCAACATAAGTACCATTAGTCATACCATGAGCAGTTTGGGTTACTGTAACGGTTCCAGAAGACAATGTAGATGCAAAAGGATTAGTGCCTAAATTTACTACAACAGGAATTAATGGACCGCCCCAAGGACCCGCACCCCAACCAGTACCTATTGAAAATACGTTTGAGCCAGATAGGTATTCGTATTGAACAGTTACCGTACCACCACCAGTTGCAGTTGATGTTGCAGGGTTTATAGTAGTAATTTGATAAGTCGTAGCGCTAGTTACGTTTGTAACAATGTACTCGCCATTAATAGTTAAACCGCCTACTGAACTAGCGCCAGAAAATATAACATAATCCCCAACATTAGGAGAATAAGTTGCATCAGTTACAGTAACAATATTTGAGCCATTAATAGTGCTAAATGGATTTGTTAAAGTATCAGTTTGGATAAGTGGGGTTATATCATTATAAGCGCCATCAGAATAAATATAGTACTTAGAGTTTGTGCCTACTCCAATATAAGTATTGCCTACACCAGAATCGCCATCTAGCCAAACCCAAAGAGAACGGCAAACACCTTTGTATTGTTGGGATGAAAGCTGCTGCCAACCGCCAATCTTTTCTGGCAATCCAGAACGGAACCGAATTTTATCCCCGTCATACCAACCACCCCCATTAGAATAGATAGTACCTTCTCGGTTAAGACCAGGTTTAAATTGTAATTTCTGCAATGGCATAGGGATTACCCTAACATTTCTTCTGAAATTGTTTTAACTGATGCAACTCTATTTAACCATCCATTACCAAAAGTAGGGAAAGTACTTAGTGATCTATAAAATTTTTCTTTAAGGGCAGCAAACTTATCAAGAATCGATTTGCCATCCTGCATCTTGATTGCGTTTAAAGTACCCTGCCCAATAATTCCATCTGGCGCACAGTTAGCAGCTTCTTGAATTAATTTAGCAGCTCGACCAACTCCCATATTAACTGAAGCGTCAAAGACTGCATAATCAATACCAGCTGGAAGATCGTCACAATGACATACATCCCAATATTTTTGTTTGTAAAGATCATGTACATCAGCATCTGAAATAGCCTTTAATTCTTCTTTTGTAATATATGGATTTCGTTTCCACGCACGGTATACCTCAAGCGTAATTCCTTTCATAGTGGCTCCTCCAGGATCGGCAGGGTTGTCACTCCAAAGTCCTTCGCTCTTTAATACTTGAGCCAATGATGCATCGTAATTCTCTTTCATGTCGGTGTACTTTGATGTAATAGTTCATCTTTCTTTTGACTACCAGCAGATGAACCAAAATAAAAAGAGACGATACCAACCCAAGCAGTTGATAATGAACCTAACATAATCATTAATTCATCAGACTTTGTAGCATATCCCATCATCAAAGCAAATAAAATCCCAAAAAATCCAGCTGTAATTAAAATAGAAAGTAATGGTGGAATCCATGAATGCGTTGCTGTTTGCATATCTCTTGCAGATTTACGATCATCTACCGCAAGTTTTTCAAAGTCTAAACCCAGTTCATTGGCTTGTTTTTGCAATTCTAATTCGGCTTGTTTTATAGATGTCAGTTGATCTGAAGTAAGTTTGCCTGATTCAATTGTAGACTGCACATCTTTTTCATCAACTCCAAGAGCTTTAGATATTGCTGTGACTGCTAACCCTGCTAATGGGCCACCAAGAGCTGTTGCTATACCAGGTGCGATTTGAGCTAACCAATCCATATCAATCCTTTAAAAGAATAATTATCATCATACAAACTAATGCGAAGATAGTCCACCATTTAAACACTTGATCATCCACGCACAATGTCCTTTTTGGTTCGTTCTTCAGTAATAGTCCTAGTAATTTTAAATCGAATTGGTTTTTTTGTCTGCTGTAATTGTTTGATTTCCCAATGTAAAAATGCAATCTTACTCCATAAACCAAGTTCTATTAAGAACACCAAAAACCAATAGAGCGTCATACAAGGTGAAAGTAATACAAAAAACAGGTAACAATAAAAGCAGCAATCCAACAATACATTTGAACCCTTTGAACATCTTTTAATTTATGCCCGTAATGAGATTGATTTTCCTTGCGTTCTCGTTCAACCACCACTTTTAACTCAAGCACCTTTGCCCATTCTTTCTCACCGTACTTGGCTTTAAAATCTTTTTCCGCTTTGTTCTCGGCTTGAATAATTTCTCTTTGGTTTTTGTACTCCTGAATTGCTCGGTAGATTACCGAGTTTTCCATTGCTTCTGCATGTATACGTTGGCGTTGGTGATCTTCTAAATCTTGTTTTGCTACATCTTTACCATCACGCTGTATATCTTCAATTGTTTTGGTAAGACCTTTCCCTGCTTCACGAGCCTGATTTAATCCTTCACTAAGAGATTTTGCTCCTTCGGCAATTGGGTTAACGCTTGGCATGGGTTAATCACAGCAGTAGATGTTTCTCGATCAATATTCAATTCACCGTGGCAGATAATATTCCAATCACCACCCTCTTGTTCACTTTCAGATACTACGTTAATTTTAACGTGTTTAAACAGGTATTCTTTGTCATTTTCAAATACACGCCAAACATGATCTACAGTACCTCTACCTTCCATGCCTCGTGACTTGTTAAACCGTATACGGTACTTGTTCATATTACTTCTGCGGACGGTTTACAAGTTGTCTGCGTTGCTTGGTTAGGTGCCAATGAAATATTAAAATGCACGAACCGCATCGGTTGTTTTGCCATATGCCGTGTAAACGAATGTGGCAACCATGAGTTTGTAAGTATTAAACTACCTTCTTTTGCTTCATAATTAATAATATTGCTTGCGGGAGTATGGGCAGTTACATTTTCTTCATATATACCACCTTGCACTTTTCCCGCTTTTGGATCATGGAATAAAACCCTTGAGCAATCTTTTGGGCAGTCTAAGAAATAAAACCCAACAATTTGCGATCCTGCGCCATGCACATGTTGTTCCATTAACGAATGTTTATAGTGTTCTTGACACCACATTTCTGTAAAGTAAGTGCCTAAATCTTTTACGTTGTAACCTTGGTCTGCCAATATGTCCCAACCAACCTGAGCAACAAAATTAGCAAAACCTAATACTCTTGGATCAACATTAATATTTCCTGTCATATATACAGGGTATACATCGTTTAACTTTTTTTCTGCCTTAACCTTGTCCAACTGTTCCATACAAACAGTTTTAACTACGTCTAAAAATTCAGGCTTTTCAATTCGATAAACCATTGTTGGAAATAATATTTCCGCATTAACTTGTTCCAATTTTATCCTTTAGGCGGTTTAGGTGGTTGTGGTAATGCATTTAATGTTGTTACTTCTGCCAATCTTGCCCATGCTAATACAGCCTGTTCTTGTTGTCCATATATTGTTAATGCAGGAGTAGTGCCTGTTGCTAATTGATAACCCGGTTGTACATCACAAAATAACTCATAAAGCGTTGTTGTATTAGCGGGTTCTGCTGTAATACTACATGCAATCCAAATATTAGAACCATCAGGGTTGGTGCCAATGCTTTTTAATTGACTAAAATGCGGAAGCCAATATTGACTGTTTTTATATGTTTGTTGATTTGTTGCAAGTTGTGCATTGGATGCATTGATGTCGCCTATTGCCCAAACTGTATTAAGAATATTAAGTGCTTCCCCTTCAGCCAAAGTAGTAGCATCGGGTACAAAATAGTATTGAGTGCCTGTTGTTATATCAGTGGTTAAATATATTGTTGTCATGCTATTGACCCATAAACTCGTACTTTACAGCAAGATGTAAATGTTGCGGTATGTCCATTTAATGCAACTGCTTTTCCACCTGATGCAGGGGGGTTTGCACTACCAGAACCACCTGCTGCACCCCAACCCCCACCACCGGCACCAGCACTCGATGCACTTCCTGCATTACTAGAACTCCCCCCACTTCCACCTGTTGCACAAGATGACCCCCCTCCTCCGCCACCTGCTGAACCACCTCTACCACCTCCTGTTGCTGTTACACCTCGAACACCTCCTGCTCCTCCAACGCCAGGAAAAACACG